AGGTTGATCTATCCGTGCGACTCCATTGCTGAATATATTCAGGGCACAATGATCGATCTACGGTGATCATGATTGATAGTTGTTGGAGAGAGTCGGCTAACTGCTGGCTCTCTTTTTGTGTCAATACTGTTTATATTTTGGTATATTGGGCGCATGAACAAACAACACCTGATCAAGTATCTCCAAGTCAGCAACAAACTAGAAACGATCGCGCGGGAGTATCCGCTTGCTGTGGCTCGTTTGTGGATACCTCATTGTCATAGATGGGACGGAAAAAGCAGCCAGTCAGACAGAGAGAGAGGATGCGGCCAGCCTATGCAGTTTGTAGGCAATGGATTATATACCTGTAAGCATTGCAACATAACAGAGCGCCGAACATCTCAAAGGGAAGGCATTGCACACGCTCTCCGCCATTCTGAGGCGTTTCTATTGAGTGGAGGTAACAGAAGCGGCAAAACTGAATCAGGCGCGGGCATGCTCCCTGTCGCTTTTGCTGCTGGCTCTAATGAGTGGTGGGTGAGAGAGTGGGCCGCACTCAATCAGATACCGATCGAGATGCTACCAAAAGAACCAAGCGAGGTCTGGGTGTCTGCTCTCTCTTATGGCGACGCGCTCACATATCTAAGACCAAAGATAGAGAAGTATTGCCCGATTAATACAAAGTTTGTACGCTGGAAAGCACAGGATCGAGCGCATGCACTGCTCCCGAACGGTGGCAAGATTATGAGCATGTCAGCGGAGTCCGGTCGCGAGAAGTTTCAAGGCGGGGCGGTGTCGCTTGTCGTACTCGATGAGGAGCATCCAAAGGCAATATTTGACGAGTCTATGCTTCGCTGTATCGACTACAAAGGGAAAGTGATTTGTACAATGACGCCACTCAAGGGGATCACATGGGTGCATGATGTATTTATTGAGAATCCCCAGACTGGATACGGCTCCTATACGATCAGCGGGCTAGATAATCCGTATGTGTCAAGCGTCAAGATGCGGAAGGCGATTGCACACATGAGCGAGGCAAGCCAGCGATCTAGATTGTTTGGAGAGTTCACAAATCAACAGGGAATTGTGTATCCAGAATTTGATCGCAATGTGCATATCGTTAAATCATTTGATCCTCCGGCACACTGGCCACGAGACAGGGCGATCGACTTTGGTGTGAGGAATCCTTTTGCCTGTCTGTTCTTTGCACATGACGAGCGCGAGGATGTGCTCCACGTCTATCGGGAATACTACAAGACAGAGAAAACAAGCCTCGAAAACGGGCGCAATCTCAACAATATACAACGGCGATACAATGAGGATTATCGCTGGACTGTATGCGATCCTGAATCTAGAGATGGGCGCATGACGCTTATGAGAGAATGCGGGATCGAGAACAAGCCAGCGCCCAAACATCTTGGAGTCGTTGAAACGATCAACTGGGTAAAAGAGCGGCTCGCACTGGATGCAGAAGGCAACCCGCATCTCGTAATCCATGACAACTGTAAAGCGCTTATCAAAGAATTCAGACTGTACAGGTGGGCAAAGTCGGAGAAGGGCGACAGGCCACACAAGGCGAATGATCACGCACTGGACGCGCTGAGATACGAGATCGCATTCTTGAAGCGCTGGCAGATGCACCAATAGAGGATCAACAATGGAACAAACACACTTTTCTAAATGGCTGCGGCAACTCATGAACCGCAACGACATCACGATCGAGCAACTCGCAAACAGGGCGGGTGTATCTCGTAAAGATGTACGCAACTGGATCAGGGGCAGGAGTATTCCGAAAACTGCGTATTTTGTATTTCTGCTTAAGGCTCTCAGCCAACTGACAGAGTGCGAAGAAGAGATCCTCTATACAAATGCCAGCACTGCGATCATGAGAGATTCATAAAAATAAATACAAAAAAGTGTATAAATATATTGACATACCTTTTCGAATCCCTTAATTTAAGAGAGTAAGCAATGATGCATACAAACAACAACGGAAAGACAATGCCAAGAGAAACAATTACAACCGCACAAACAAACAAAGATCACATCAATGTAGGCGATTATGTAAGATCATTTGATTTTGCACCGTATCACAAAACAATCACTGGAGAATCTGCCTGCTTTATTGAGGGAATAGTTACCGAGATAATCGATCAACATGGATACAGCAATTACAAAATCACAGTATTAAAAAGAGTATTTACAGGCATTGAAGAAGACAATTTTAATCTTTGCAAAATTGTTCCAGTCAACGGAACACCAACAAGCATGGGGCGTACAACTTGCTTTGTGGAAAAAATCTAATCAATCGACAAAGTAGGGGGGCAATCGCTCCCCTTTCCAACAACGGATAGCAACATGTTCAGAACTGATATATTCAAAAGAGCAGGGCAAGAAATCATTGAATACTTTTTTGCTCAAATATATGATCTGTTAGCCAGCGAAGATCCGCAGCGAGTAAAGACACACATACAGAAGATCCAAGAGTTAGAGGCGAGAGGCTGCATACAGATTCACAATTCACATCTTGATCGCTACACATTTCACGCAACAATCCACAAGCCAAACTCGGCAGGCTACACAGTGGCGATCAACAGTATAGGGCGCGCGTCTTGTACTTGCCCCTCGTACTATCACAGACATTATAAAAAAGAGGGATACTGTAAACACATCATTGCGCTCGCTCTCATGCTGGAGAAACCACAGAGCGCCAAAAATATCGCTGTACAAATCATGAAAAGTTGATATAAACTATATATCTTGATTGGATTGAGGGATCCGGTTAACGTTCTTTTGAGAGTCGCAACTATGGGGATAAGGGCGGCTCTCTCCCTTTTTAGAAATTCATAGGCGTGTCAATACTCACATAAATCTGATATAGTGCACTCATTGAAAGGAGATGACATGCCGCAACAGAAACAACCTCCCGCCCCTTCTAACTGGCTGACTCGCTTTGTACCCTCGTTTATTGCTCGAGCATTTGGGCAAGTGCAGACCAATCCGAAAGTGCCTGAGCACGGCGCATCTTGGAGCACAGGGAACGGCGTTGCACCTGTATTCTCACCGCGTCAATCTATGGCTGTATTCGGAAAGCATGCCTACACTCACGCCTGTGTAACTCGTGCCAGTCAAGATATCGCATCATTGCCGATTAAACTCCTTAGAGGGCGAGGAGAGGCACAAACAGAAATCGACGACCATCCAGTGCTTGATCTGTTTCGTCAACCGTCAAGCATCACGGACGGGTATCTATTCCGCGAGCAATTCATTGTTGATCTCATGATGACAGGGAATGTCTACACGCTGATTGTTGGAGACCCAAAGAGTCCCACAAGCCTCTACAGATTACATCCGGAGAGCGTGCGTATCATACCCGACCCGATCAAAATGATCGAGGGCTATGAATACAGCGATGGCGGAAACACTGCAATCTATCCACCGGAGCGCGTGATCCATATTCGTAATGCCTCATGGGATTATGGATCTTCTGGCGAACTGTACGGATCAGGGATTGTCGAGGCATTGAACGAGGAGATCACGGCAGACATTAACGCGCAACGTATGGCGAGCAGTGTATCAAAACAAGGGCGGCCGGATGTGCTTTTGTCGCCAACTGATCCCGCTGACATATGGGACAGAAGACGACGACAGGAGATCATGCAAGCATACAAATCCATGACTGAAAACGGCGGGGCTATGGCGCTTAGCGGAGGGATCTCTGTTGAATCTCTTAACCTGTCACCGCGTGATCTCGAATTCCAAGCGCTGCGGGAGATGGTACGGGAAAACATCAGCGCAGTTTGTGGCGTGCCTTCAACCGTGCTCGGCTTGCCTGATGCAAACTACGCCACGGCTAGACAAGCAACGATCACATATTACGAGATCCAACAAAAGAGGGCGCGTAAACTAGAGCAGTTCATGACACAGATAGCACAGCAATTCGATCCGGCATTGCATGTTATGATCGACTTCTCAGGCGTTGACGCGTTGCAAGCCGTACGCACTGAAAAACTGGAGCGTATCAGAATTCATATCGAGTCCGGCATGTCAGCCAGTGAAGCATATGCATATGAA